TATAGATATGTCAGAGTTTTTATCACTGCTTGGAAATACCATAGAGCCAAACATTTGTTGTCCTCTGTGATTTACTTCTAGCTTTTGTGAAATAGGTTCTCTACCATACTTAAGCATTCCTGCTTTCTTTACTCTTGTTACTAACTCTTGGTGACTCACTGGTATGTAAGTCTCAGTACGCTCAGGTACTGCTATCATGCTGAGATCAGCGAAATCTACTAATTTTGCCATTACTTCCGTCTGTTTTAGGGTGTTTATAAGTTCGCATAACACTCGGTGTGTTATATGTTTTAGGATAACCAAAGCCAAACACTAGTTCAAATATATTTTTTGTTACTATGTTTTCTTTAACTTTTTTTACTTTAACTTTCTTCTTAACTTTTGGTATAAGAGGATTGTAATCTAAATAGTCTTTACTAGGCATATTAAAATATGTATCTGATTGTGTTCCAAGGTATTGTTTTTTCGTGCACTGCTTTAAATGCATCTATGTATAGAGGCTTTAAATGTCGAGCATACCTTATATTAGTTCCGCCATACTGTGAAACTTTTTCTTCTTGTATAGCTGGGTTCCAGAGATCTAACTCTGTTTCAGGGTGTTTCTTTAAATTCTCTTTATGTTTCTTTTCGTTATGTGTTAAAAATATTACTTCTGCATGTACTTGATCTTTATAATCAACGTAATCGTTCATCATATCAAACAAGTATTCATAATCTTCTAGCCAATCATCTTCTACAATGACTGGACTAAAGTTCACATGGACATCATACCCTGCATCTATAAATGCATCAATAGCTTTAATTCTATCAATGATTTTAGATGTGTTAGGCTCATGAATGTCAGACATGTGCTGTGGCATCAAACTAAATCTAATACGTATTTTACCTTGCGGATCAAAGTTAATTAGATTAGGGTTAACATACTTAGTGGCAAATGCACCCATCGCAACAGGATGATCTCTAAAGAATTCAAAGATCCTTTCCCAATCATGATATTTAGCATGCAGTGCAAAGTCCTCGTTACAACTAATGTCGTAGGTAGTATAGTCTGCGTGCGTTTGATTAGGTTTATTTACAGGTGTAAAGTATGCATGGTTATTTATTGCTGTAAGTATATCGCCTGTGTTTGTAGATATTGATAGACCATCAGGTTTGTGTCGTTTCATGTAACAATATGAGCAATTGTATAAACAACCGTAGCCAAATGAGGGGGATATAAAATCTGTGCTACGACCTGATGGCCTTATCAACATTGATTTACGCGTTACTTTCTGTAGTATCACGCAGCAATTGTTTTTTAATCTTTAGTACTTGTTCTGACGTTTCGTTTAGAAAGTCTGCTATTAGTTTTAGCTGATTTTCCATGTTTTCGTGCACCTTGTTGTGCTTTTCCAGTACTTCTACTATTGTGTTTATTTTTTCTTCCTGCGTTAGAGCCATTGTTTTTGTGTTTTTTTAAGTTATAAGCTGTTGCATTTATATGCACATCTTTTATTTCTTTTGTTTTAATCATCATCCATACTACGTACAGACCTATCAGGCATACTATACCTAATGCTATAATTTTAACCATAATTTAGTTTTTAGTTAATAATATAAAATAGGCACCATGTGGTTTGGCAGTATCGCCTGGAATCACGGTCTTAAAAGAGTGCACTCAATTCTCTTACCTAATTTATTACACTGTTATTTCTTCTACACTACTCACCCATCTTACATCTTGCCCTTCTTGTCTTTTGTTAAGCCAAGACACTTCTTGTGTATCAGGTGCATAGAGATTAATAATTACAGCTGTTTTACCTGGCACATATCTAATGATACGACCTGTACGCTGTATGTTATCTAATTTACGAGAATTACCTGCAGCTACAATACCTAAGGAACAATCTGGAACATCAAAACCTGCGTTCAAAGCCTTTACTGAACTTATTACACGTTGTTTAGTTCTGTTGTCCTTAAACTTCTTAAGTATTGTTGCCTGATCTTTCTTAGTACGTTTACTATGGAAACTAAGACATATATCACCAAGCTCTTCTTGTACTGAGTCTGCAAAATCTGTAGACGCACTAAATAATAATGCTTTACGATCTTTAAACTTTTCTAACAATTGCTTAATAACAGGTATTTTAGCTTTAGAGTTCTTACATATATCTCCACGTTTACGCATAGAGCTATAATAAATAGCAGCCATACCTCTAGCTTCAGGAGATGCATTGCTATCTTTTAATAGCATCTGTGCATTCTTAAAAGAATCTGCACCTCCAAAACCAATACGAGATGCTGCATATTTAAACTTGTTATTAGCTTTTTTATACTCTACTTTCTCGTCATCTAGCATAGGAACTTCTAGATTATACACTAAGTAATTGCTAACCCAACCATTTTTATGGCATTCTTCTATAGGTACACTGTCAATTACAGGTGCATACTCTAAAAGTACTTCATGCATACCATCTGCACGCTCAATAGTAGCTGTTAAACCAAAAATAAATTCATAAGATACTGTTTTAAATACCTTAATGAATTGTTCTGCACCGTAAGAATGCAGTTCGTCGCAAATTAGTAAATCACACTTGTATGTATTTTTATACGCTGTGTTAATTACTATTACTTCGCAGTTTTTAGCTACTTTGTGTCTGATTAGTCCTTTATTCCACTGATTTTTAAGATTAATAGTTGGTACAATAACTATAACTTTAGCTTCTGGTCTAGACTTAAGCAATCGTAGTATAACCATGATTGCTGTGTAAGTCTTACCAAAGCCTGTAGCTGCTAGTAATGTACCTCTACCTTTGTTATCAGCAAACTTTTGGACTATCTCTATTTGTCTAGAGGTTCTGCTCGAAGTCGTCATACTGCTGTTGAGTTATTTTAAGTACTTTTAGCATCCTATCAGGATAATCTTTGTCTGTTGCTGTGTGAGGATGATTAGGTAAATAAGGTTGCAACCGCATCATGCCTTTACTACCTTTATAGTTTAACATAGGAGCGTCACATATCATACATGACGATGAGAAGGTTCTCACTCTTGCAGGCTGAAGCCCTCTCCATCCTTGTACTACAACATAATCACCTGCAGCTAATTCATTTCCTGATGTGTCTTTTACTTTTTCCATACTGTTGATATTTCTGTCTCTGCTTTTAGTAGCCCTGATGGTATAATATCTAGTGTTGATTGTTCCATAAGCTCTTGAAGTTTAGTACACCACTCGTCTTTATAACTTTCGTGTACTATAGTGTCAATTTGATCATGGACTGTCATCACTAGTTTAACGGGTAATTTGTTATCATAGATATAATTACGTACAATAACTAGAGCAGATTTACACATGTCAGCACCACTACCTTGAATTGGTGTGTTTTTGCTTGCACGCTCTATCTTACCTAGCATAGCTTTGTCTGTATTTATACCCCGCCACTCTTCAAACCATCTGATACGTCTGTACGGTGCATATGTTTTAATATACCCGTTATGCTTACCATAATTACCAAGAGACTCTAGAAAATTTTTAATTGCAGGAAATGCTGTAAAGTATTTCTGAATTAATCTCTCTGCTTCTTTGATATTGATAAGCAATGTGTCAGCTAGTTTGTGTGGCCCCATACCATAGGCTAAACCGAAGTTTATACTTTTTACATTTGTACGCAGTCTTTTATGTTCTTTGCAATTACATTTAAGTTGAGCACGTTCTGTACCACCACCTAAATTAGCATAAGCATAGTAAGCACAGCCTACATCAGCTGCATCTTTCCATTCTTGACCATAAACTAAATCTGCGCACACACTATGAAGGTCTTTACCTTCTTGTAGTGCTTTAATCCACACGGGATCTTTACTCCCTGTGGCTATAATACATAACTCTTGCGAGCTGTAGTCACCTGATACAAACACCCAACCAGGTAATCCGCTTATAAAGCAATTACGATAGTCGTTATCTGCAGGTATCTGTTGCATGTTAGGCTTACCTGATGCAACTCTACCTGTGTTTAGTATTTGTTTAAAGCTAGTACGAATTCTACCGTCATCATCTACATTGTCTAAGAACTTAGTTCCATAACTTGTAGATAGTTTAGCTTGTTCTTTGTATTTAATATATGTTTTGACAAAAGGATCTTTACTATAAACGTGTAAGTTCTTACCGTTTACATCTTCTACCTTAAGTCCATATGTTCTAAATACATCTAGTACTTGCTTTGGTGAGCTCCATTTAACATTCACCTTTCTTATTTCTTCATTACTTATAAATAAGTCTCCTTGAATATAAGAACTTACAAACTTATTAAGTGTTGCGTTAGATTCTATAAATGCATCTAGTAAGAGCTCCATAGATTTAACCTTACGCGTGGCTTTGTCTGTCAATTTATTCCAACCTTCCACGTCTAATGAAATACCATTGTACTCAATATCTGCG